TTGGACTTTTGCAAGCATCTCAGCGGCGGCATCTCCACCTTTCCACAAAGCATCAAGTTGGTCACCTATGGGTGGGTATTCAGCCACACGCTTTTCTATGTATGCATGAGCGTCAATGTAGGCTTGCACAACAGCCTCGTCATAAGCGACAGGGTTGCCGTCAGCGTCAAAAGCATCATCACCACGAATGACTTTAACGTCAGGGTGGGTTGCGTAAATTGCTTCGTGTTTTTTCATGCCGCAATCTCCATAAGGGTAATTGTTGACGTACCGCCAGATGCTTGTAGACCAACTGCTGCCACATTAGCAAAATTTGCAAACTGTGTTTTATACGTAGTAGATGAAGTTGTGGCCGGAGAATCTAAAAAAGATGTACTAATAGTTGTACCGTTGTTTTGCAAGGCTGTTCCTGTATAACAATTTGCAAGACCAAATGTCACTATATCTGTTGCACCACGAACTAATTTAATGTTAATTCCACTACCTGTATTTGCTACCGTTTTATATGGGTCTGCTTGATGAACCACCACAAGAATTTTGCTTGTTGCACTTGATGGCGTAATAGACGCAGTTAACCCAGTATCTGCATATGTGGAAGTTGAGTTACTAGCCGCTGTGCTATACGTTCCGTTTACTACCTGCAACACAGACCCCGTGGGTAATGCGGCTTTAGGGATAGACTGACCGCCAGAAGCTGTGGTCAGCATCGTGCCACTTGCCGCTGGCAAGGTCACAGTCACAGTACCCGCTACCGCAGGCGCAGATAGCGTTACCGCCCCACTCGTATTTCCATTTACAACAATATCTGCCATATCAAATCCTTTTCTATTGGACAACCCAGCGTGAGCCAGATGTAACTGTGACAACCACACCGCCACTCAAGGTAATCGGGCCTGCCGACATTGCCGAGTAACCCGAAGCAATCGTGTAGCTTGTTGCAACGGTTTGGCTGTTCACCACAATACCATTCAATGCAACAGGGACTGACGCTTGAAACTCGCCAGTGCTTGGCTTGTACAACAGCTTGGCGTTGCCTGTGTAAACAGTCAAAGCAGTTCCGCTGGTTGCGCTTGCAAACAAGGGGTACACGTTGGTTGCGGTGCTGGTGTCGTTGCTGATCGCAGCGCCACCAACTGAGGACCAGGCCGAACCGTTGTAGCCTTCAAACTGGGTGGTCGAGGAATTGAAACGCAAATACCCGGCAACACCGGTCGGCTGTTGGGCCGTAGTTCCTACTGGCAGCAACATCGCCCCAGTGCCGGTGAACGATGCAATACCGGTAACGGTTGGCGCAGTCAAAGTAAGTCCGGCAATAGTTGCCGCTGTACTTCCCAGGCTAACTGACGTCGAGCCAATAGTAACCGAGCTGTTGGTCAACGCAGCGTTGCCAATATTGGTAATGGTATTGGTTGTGCCACTGATTGATTTGTTGGTCAAAGTGTCAGTAGTCGCCCGGCCAACCAGGGTGTCCGTTGCCGTGGGCAGCGTAATGGTGCCAGTGTTGACGATCGTTCCAATGACCGGTGAGGTCAAGGTCTTGTTGGTCAAAGTGTCAGTAGTCGCACGGCCAACCAAAGTGTCTGTCGATGTGGGCAATGTCAAAGTGCCGGTGTTGACGATCGTTCCAATAACCGGACTTGTCAAAGTCTTGTTAGTCAACGTGTCAGTAGTTGCCCGGCCAACCAAGGTGTCGGTCGACGTGGGCAATGTCAAAGTGCCGGTGTTAACGATCGAAGCAATGACCGGCAACGTCAAAGTTTTGTTGGTCAAGGTGTCGGTAGTAGCACGGCCAACCAAGGTATCGGTCGATGTAGGCAAAGTCAGCGTGCCGGTGTTAACAATCGAGGCAATGACCGGCAAGGTCAGAGTCTTGTTGGTCAACGTGTCCGAAGTTGTCCGGCCAACCAGGGTGTCAGTCGCCGTGGGCAGCGTCAACGTGCCGGTGTTGACGATGGTGGCGATGACTGGCGCAGTCAAGGTCTTGTTGGTCAACGTGTCTGTGGTTGCCCGGCCAACCAGGGTATCAGTCGATGTGGGCAACGTCAACGTGCCGGTGTTGACGATCGTCGCAATGACTGGCGCAGTCAGCGTCTTGTTGGTCAGGGTTTGTGTAACGCCAATACCAACCAGGGTCGTGCTTGCATCCGGCATCGTGTAGATGCGCAACGTGCCCGCAGTGATGCTGCTGGCCAAGAACTGAAAAGTCTTGGTGTTGTCAGCGGTATTTTGAACAGTGAACGTGGTGTCTGACACCGTGGCCGTAGGCAGCGTGCTGGTGGCGGTTAACGCCGTGGCCGCACTGTTAACAACAATAAATTTGTTTGCGTTTGCTGTCAACGTCGGCAACTTGTCAAAGCCAGCAGTGATCAGGTCCAACTCAGCCCGCATTGACGCGGACGTGGCTGCCGAACCGGTGGATGGAAAAGACCCGTGTGTGTAAAAGTTATTGCTCATCGAAGTCCTCTTCGCGGTGTGTAGTGCAGGATCGCGCTGTTGATTGTGAATGGCTGAAAGTAGGGCGAATTAGATGCAATCCTTAACGCAATATTTTCAGCAGTGCCGTTCACTTCAACCTCAGAAGGCGCAAGGGTGCGGTCATCCCACACAAAAAAGTCCCAGTAAGACGTGTCCCAATAGCTTGAAACTAAGCTACTGGCATACAGAGCCTGGTCTGCTTGACCAATATCCGTGGTCGCATAAGCTAAATCGTAGTTGAAATAAAAGTCAGCATAGCTTGTGCCGGTGATTTCCAATGACGCTTTGCGGAATCGTTTCAACAAACGCGGGCTGCCAATTGCGTTAAACACCAAGGTCATGTTGGCTGCAATCTCAAGCCCATCAAATGACGTTCCTGCATCCAGGCGGTACACGTAGCCGTTGGTCGAGCCAAAGAACGCAGTCTCGGTTCCGTCAGCACGCTGGCCTTCGCACATGCACGCCACTGCGTTTGGAAACTGTACAGGCATGGCACCCATGAAACTACCGTTGGCCAAGGTAACGTACAAGCCATAACCATCACTGAAAAATACGCGGTACTGGCCCTTCTCCCGGCTTACGCCACTGGCCGTGGACAGGGTGCGCCGATCAGCAATAAAGGGCCTCAAGTTCAAAGTCAATGCCGCTGAATCAAAGTTGCCAAAGTTAAGCGTGGTTGCCATGTTCATCACGCCACGGTCGTCAAACGAATAACTGACGTTGATGTTTTGGCAGCTGTAGGCTTTTGCTCCAGTGCCCACGTTGTATGAAACAAGTTGGAAGTTGGCCGAGCTGCTGCCATACAGAATCGAAGTGTTGTCGTCCGAGTAGATGGCCATGGCACCGGTTGACTGGTCGCCTGGCTGGACCAAGAACGCCGTAACACTAGAGTTCAGTGCAATCTCTCCCGCGCCCACAACCGGGCTCCAGGTGTACGGGTCGCCAATCCCTGAAAATTGAATTGATGCGCCAAAGCTGAAAAACAAATGCGCCTTGTGAACGACAACATGGGTAGGTGTGTCGGTTGTCATGCCTGTGCGAATTCGCACATAGACCGTGCCGTCAAACTCAAAACCGTAGTTCACGCCGTCAGCGCCGTATATTCTGGACGCACCGTTGATGTTGTCGATAGCCGTCTCAACCCGGCCAGTAGGGCTTAAGGTAATAGCGGCTTGCGCACCGCCCGCAAGGGCGTATGTGGTTGCGCCAATGCGCAAATTCTCGCCTGATTGGAACGTGCCAGTCACTGACGCAAACGTAAGATAACCAGCCGCCGTGCCAGCCGCCCAAGTGCCGGAACTCAGAACTACGCGAGTAATGGTGCCAGTTGCTCCGCTTGTTTGGCCAACAATTACATTGCCATCGTTAAGCTGGGTTGTGCCAGTATTAAAGGCTAACTCAAAACCCAACGGCACCAGGGCCCAGCCGCTGGTAGTTGATTTGTAAATAGCCATGGCCGTTTCACCGACGTTGTTGCGCCAGGCATACACCGTGCTGCCGTAGTAGACAACACCACGTATGGGTCCCGCTCCCGGCACCGTAGTAATGACAGCCCGATAAACTTCAGCAGCCAAGTACGTGTATTGGCTGGATAACAAACTGGTTATGGTAGCGGTTGCGCCCAGAACCGTGACAGTCGCTTTAAGAATGCCGCCCACATAAAGGCCATCTGCAACGGCAAACACGCCCACAGCCTTGGTGTAGATTACCGTGGTGTCGTTGATGGCGACGATGTAGCCCGACGACGTGGTCGCTAAATTGGTAAACGTATTACCAACGGCCAGGTTGCTGGCGCTTGCAACAGTGATCGCGCCGTAGACGGCATCCGACGGATTAGGCTGCCCATCAAAGCGTTCATACCCGGCAATGCGGGTATACCCGCCCGTGATCGCTACTTCAAAATTGACAGCCGAACGGGCGATGCCCGGCGGCAGCGACAGCGTGGGCGTGACCAGGTCGAGCCCGCCCTGGAGCTGGATCAGACTGTATTTGACGGGAGGCATTCCTGTGGCCATGATTACGCCAAAGGTGGTCCGCTGACAATAGTCGGCAGCTGGTCAATCTCCATTCGCGAGTACAAACGTCGGTACTCGAAGTCACCTCGCGACAGGACTTCAGGGGCTGCCTCATACCCAGCGTAGTACATCATGGCCCGGTAGACAATGGCCATTTGGAATCGTGTTGGGATACCAGGCTCGTCAGTGTCAGCCGTGAGACTGACAGGTTGTGTGTAGTATTCGCCATCAATCACATAGGCTATGTCAGGGGTCGAGCCAAAGGCTAGGTCCTTCTCAGGCGTGATGGATACGACGACTGGACGCGCGGTCGTGTTGCGCATGTTGGCATAACGATACAGGTTTCTGAACGTGGTCCAGTCCATGTAGTTCATCAACTGCTCGTCCCGGTAGGACTGGCCAACACTGGAACACCGGAAGCTGTCACGCTTCCAGTTTCCAAAATCAGTTAAGCCCGCGTTGGCGGCGGTGTATTGAAATTGAGACGCAACCGTGTTGAATGTAAAAGGGCTTCGCAAGAACAACCAATCTTCTTTGCTGGTCTGGAGATCAATCCATGCCTGCTGCACCCAAGACACCATGCGAGCCGATTCGCCGGTCTGGCTCTGAGCTGTGGTCAGCGCAGGGCCAGAGACGCCGCATTCAACACGGGCTTGGTTGACAAGTTGAAGGAGGTTCATGCGAAGACCCTATTAGGCTTGTTCGGCCAAGACGTTTTGCAGCCATGCGCGGCCACGGGGGTTGTTGTCTTCAACTAGGTCAAAGGGGTAGCTCAAACCGTGGCGTGCAACCATGTCGATCTGGTCAGGTGCAGACGGATTGCGCGTCACCTGGGTGTACTTGGTCTCTTTCATGCGGGCCAAGATTTCGACATACTTGCGCTTCACGGTTGTGGGCACGCCCCTGATCAGGGGTTGGTTCATGCCGTTGCAATTGACAACGACATGGTTGGGTTGATTCTCATCAGTGGTCGAATGAACCATGACGGTTACCAGCTCGTTCATAAAAGCCTCATCGGCTGCGAGCTTGCTGAAATCACGCGACTCGGCCACGGTCTCAATGACCGGTTCGTCGTCGATGATTTCCATTCCTTGGACGGTGTTTTTCTTACTTGCCATCTTTATTCTCCAGGGGGTTAAAAATCCAAAAAGCAGACCACCCGAAGGCGGTCTGCATAAACTCTTCTAGGAAGAGGATGACAACTTACAGGGCCGAGCCAGGCATGACCATGCAGTCGTAGTAGGCACCGGTGATGCCTGACGCGCTGAGGTCGGTAGTGGCTGGGGTGAACGTAGCAGACGAGCTGGTAGTCACCTTGATCAAGCCAACCAAAGTGGTGTTGGCGGTAGCTTGTGCAGGCACGGGGCAAGGATCGCCAGCGGCAACGATAGGACCTTGTGTGGTCGTCACGGTGCCGGAGGTGTTGATCCAAACGCCAAACAAACAAGCCTGGCTGTTAGCCAAGGCGGTGCCTGTGCTGAATGCCAAGTTGTCGGTTGCGGCCTTTGACTTGAACACACCGTTGTTGGTGAAAGTCAAAGTGTTGGTGGTTTTGAAAGTGCCGCTGTTAGTGCCTTCGGCAACGCCAGCTGCGGTCAGCGACACAAAGCCGCTGTTAATTTCTGCGATGTTATATGACATGGTGAGATTCCTTAAAAAGGTTAGGAGACTGTTGCCGAGAACGGAGTTGCTTCCGTGCCGGTGGCTTTGGTGTGCACTTCAACCAGGAAGGTACCGGCGATTGCATCAGTGATTTCAACGATGTCGCCAGCGTATCCACCCGTTGTAGTACCGTCAAAAGTGATGGTGTCAGATGAGGCAGCAGTGGCATAGCCAAGTACCGCAGCTGAGTTATCGCTGATCACGTATGCGCGGCCAGACATGACATCAGTAGCATTGTTCACCTTGATGGTGGTGCTGTTTGATGTAATGGTTGTGCCGATCATAAATCGATAGACCGAACCAGTACCGGTCGCGTTGGGCAATGTGATTGCACAACCTGCGGCTGCATTGATTACGTTCATACGACCTGCGTGGACGTCACGATTACAAGTTGTTGCACCTGTGAGGTTGTTTGTTGGGGTGGCAACCACCGCACCAATCACGTCACCGGTTAACTCCCCATTGTTGAGAAGGCTGTAATAAGCTGCATTGCTCATGGTGTGTTCCTTTGGTTAGACGGGGCCAGGTTACCCTAGCCCCTGATCATTACAGAGCGGTCACACCGGCTTCGATACGGGCCATCCAGGCGTCGTTCAAACGCACGGTAGCAAACCAGGTCGAAGCGCCCACGTAGCCGAATTGGCCCAATGGGTTAGCGTGGTTGGTCTGAGATGCTTTCAACACCACAGGCTTGATGGCAGACATGCCCTTCAATGCGACTTGGCCCCATGCGTCTTCACCAATAACGATGAAGGGATACACGTCGACGTTGGCAGCGCCAACAGACAACATGCCGCTTGAACCAATGGAAGCACCGGCAGCCAAGAAGGACTTCAACAGCGGAGAGCTGATGAAGCGGAAGTCTTCACATGCACCAACTTCACGGTCGTGAATAGGCTTGAATGAACCGTACTCTTCCACGCGGGTGAAGCCTGGCAGGTTACGAATGTCGCTCACTGCGTCTGTGTGGCAGAACACCACATAGGCAGGTTGCACAGCGCGTGTACCAAAATTCACGCCAGGAGCCAAGCGGCTGGTGACGCGGCGGCAACGGTTTGATTCCAAGGTACGGGCTGCTTTACGAATCGCGTTCAAGCTGATTGCTGTGTTGATCGCAGAGCGGCTAGAGCCGTTTGCGTAGATCACAGTGGAGCCAGCCTTCAACACGCCGTAGCGAACCAATTCCATCACCTCAGCCAAGGTCTCGCCAGTCAGCTTGACCATCTCGCCGGGGATGTCGTCTTCGTACAACTGCTCAGTCTTAGAGCTGTACTTGAACAACACACCGTATTGCTGGAGCTGAACGGACACGTCCTGGAACGTGATGGTGTTGGAGTTAGGGGTCACGCCTTCAGCCAACACGAAGTTGGATGCGGTGATGTCAGGTGTACCAACGTAGCGAGTGGAGTTCTCGATTGTGGTGCCTGCTGTAGATGCGCCGAAAGGCAGAGTACGACGGAACACCAAAGTGTCTGTCGAGTTCTGCGGCATTTCGCGCTGAGTACCGAAGTCGCCCAAAACGGTGATGGGTTGAGCGTGTTCCAGCATGCCTTGTGCGGCACGGATCAAGTTCCGCGATGCAACGGTGCTGTAATTTTGAATAGCCATGATTTGGTTCCTTTAAAAAGTTTTCAGTAGCCTTGACGCGCTTTTTGTTCTTCGCGCTTCTTGGCCTCGTAGTTCCAAAGTTCTTCTGGAGACAAGTCGTCCAATGTCTTGGGCGGCGGTGTCTGGCCAGGTCGGGTCGTCGCGGCTGCGGCGAGACGTGCTCCTCGCTCTTGCCTGATTTCCGAAGCGGGTTTCGTTCTCACGTTGTTGAACATGTCCAACATCTTGATCGCGTCCCTGCCGTGCGGACTGTCGGCCAAGGCTCTCACCTCGGTTGGCTGAATGGCGAACCATTGTGCAAAGTCAGACGTGTTGATTGTTTCGCGCCAGTCTTCGTACTTGCCTTCGACACGGGCCTCTTCAATGGCGGCTTGCATTTGAGTTCTAAGCTCGGCCTGCTGAGCTTGTACGTATTCAACGACCTGGTTGGCCTGAACACCGCTCTGCATACCGTTGAGCTTAGCTCCAACGTATTCCTCCATCGCCCCGGCCCATTCCGGGAAATCCTGCTTGAGCTGCTCCCACTTCTCGGGGTTCTTGGCGGCGGCAGCAATGTCTCCCTGCGAAGGCGCGTCTTGTGGTGCAACGGATTGTTGCGCCTGACGTGCCTGCTGGAATTCACGCTGCATCGCGGCCACGCGACCCTCGGCAGTCT